ATGAAAAAACCTTTATTAATTCTTTTGCTCGTCGCCTCTCAGACCGCTTTCGCAGACAAGATCCCAACCTCCATCGAAAATTTGATTGCTGCAAATGACACCAGAACACACAGTCTGGAAAACGGGGAGTTAATCGTAAGATATGGCAGACCAGAGGTTACGCTCACAATGGTTGAATCAATGCTTAATGACATATGCGGCGATTACTTTATGAATAAGTGGAAACCTACGACGATTAAAAAGATAACGCTACTTAACATTACCCGTGACCAGGGCTACACAATCAATGCAGGCGGGGAGGAGTGTCAAAAAACTGGCTCTATGACCTATGAGCAAGATAAAGCATATAAAGCCAGCATTATAGAAAGCGCAAAGAAATTCGAGTGATGAGTGTTAAAAGTTCATATGCCCCTGCCCGGCGGCAGTGGGATGCGGCGGGGCATTATCAATAACTCCAGGTGTCATGATGTAACGCACCACGGTTTCATGAGTGATGAAGGTGGCTCCGCAATTAATGTTCTGGCACTGACAGTAACGCTCTTTTGTCTGATCCGTTACGCGAAAGCTACTCCGCGTATGCGCCGCGTGGCCGCACTTTGGACAATTCATCATTACATTTATCTCCCACCCTGCACATTTTAATCACATAATGATACACATAACTTCCATTTTGTGAACCTTTTCAGCTCATTTCTAAATCATCAATCTTCACTTCCAGTTCGATGCTGGTCGTAAATCCGCTATCCGGGTTGACCATGTGCGTTAACGTTGTGATGGTCCATTCCGCATCATCAATGGGCTGTTTAAAACCGCTGACCTTAACGGGCATTTCCGTATAGAGATCCGCGCGGCCTTCCGCCAGCTGGAGAGAGAATGACGCCACACCACGCTGCAGCCGCTCCCAGTTCATTTTTGCTGCCCGTTCTGCATTACTGCGGTTCGCATAGGTACGGTTCAGAACCAGCACATTCTCATCCGTTCCGACCAGGTAATCCCCCTGCTTTGCTTCCGGCTCTTTGGGTTTTGTCGTCCTCCGGCGGCGCTTCACCTTTGCAGTTTCTTTCTTTTCCGGTTCACGGGTATGCAGCCAGTGAGCGATAACACCCGTATATGCTCCCCTGTCAGCCAGGCTAAACCGGTGGCTGTCTCCGTCCTTACGGGTAATAGTGATGACCGGCAACGGTTTACCACTTGCTGTTTTCCCCTGCCCCTGCCTGATAAACAGCAGATTACCGTCCTTGACTGAGGCAATCGCGCCATACTGCCTAGCCAGCTTCATTAAAAAGCTGGCGTCGCTTTCGTTGGTCTGGTCCAGGTGATCCAGCGCCATCGCAGCAACATCATTTCCTATAGCAACTTTAAGACTGTGCCGCGCGGCAATGTCTTTCACCACATCGCCCACCGTCGTTTTGTGCCAGGACTTCTCACGCCGGACATTCAGCGTTTCCCTGAAATCAGCACTACGGGCACGGATTGTCAGCCTGTCCGGGCTGCCGCTATGCTCTATTTCGTCAACGGTAAACTTACCTTTTGAGTACAGCGGCTCGCCTTTCCATCCCAGCGCCAGAGAAATCACTGCGCCACGACGCGGCATAATTACCAGGCCGTCGGCATCGTCCAGCTCAAGATCAAGCTGGTCAGCTTCAAATCCGCGGTTGTCGGTCAGTGTCATACCCAGCAGACGTTTATCCAGCGTCTGCGTAGCATCTTTACCTTCAATCACGATCCGAAAGGCCGGGGTCTTGCTTCCGAGGTTGAGTAAATCAGCCATCTCGCTCACTGCAGCAATCCTCCTACCGTGGATCTGATGTTCCCTACTGCGGCGGCGGCAGAATCCTGCAGACTGCTAAGCTGATCGCTCAGACTGCCGAACATTTCAGACAGGGACTCATCCACCCGTTTAAGCCCCAGCGAAAACTCTATTTTCCTGGCTTCCCCACTGGCGAAAAATTCCGTTTTCGTCTGGTTAAGGCTCTCAATCACATACATGCCGTAGATAGTCCCACCACCCTCGATCAGCGGCCACGCCTTCCCCTGCTCTGCCATCAGCTCCAGCGCCAGCAACGACAACCGGCCGCCGGTCACTTCCGGCATGAGGACGCCGGAGAGCGTCAGCTGATCGTTATCTGGCCCCAAAAATTGCGTTGTCGGACGGCGATTAACGCGGTTGTTGGTCACATGGCGCCAGTTCCGCTGATACTGCAGTTGCTGATAGGGAACCGTGCGCAGCTGAAACACAAACAAGCCCAGGACCATCATCATGAATCGTACCCCCCTTGATCACTGAAATTGCTGCGGGCCATCGCCTTCATGCGTCGCTCGCGCGCATCAAGCTGCCGTGCAACTTCCTGCGCAATATCCTGCGCGCTCTGACCGGGCAGAGCCTGGATAATAATTTGAGCATGGGTTTCAAACTGGAATACAGGCTGGCTGCCTGCTGGCTTATCAGTTACAGGACGGTATGAAGCTGCCGGCAGACTCATGGGATGAAGTGGGGCGGCCTCTGCTGGCATTGCTCCCCCCATCATTCCAGCGACTACGGACGCCAGCGCGGCCGTTCTCCTGCGGCTGGTCACATAGGCCGGACCGTTAATCAGCTCCGGGCCATTCTCGCCAGCAATACCCACCTGCCCACGTGGAATATAACCACCGCTGTCATACATCCCCGCGAAAAATCCTGGGGTCTTTTTCTGCGGTGAGGCGCCCTGCGAATTATCGCCGCCGGTCATCCAGTCCGGGAGATAGCTTTTGACCGATGCCAGCTTGCTCTTAAGCGTTTCCCATTTCTCATTGATACCACTCAGGATGCCGTCAATAATCGCCCCGCCCACCGCTTTAAATTTTGCGGGCAGCGCGGCAACATCACTCAGAATTTCATCCCATTTGCTGCTTATGGTCTGCTTAATCACAGCCCAGGCTACTGACACCCCTGACGTGATGGCATTCCACAGTGCTTTAAACTTCGGCCCCAGCGTTTCCCAGTTCTGCCAGATATAGATGGCTCCCATCGCAATCAGGCCAACTATCGCCAGAATAGGGTTAGCCATCATCAACCGGCCTAACCAGATGACCGCCTGGCCTGCGCCGCCAATTACTCTTGTGACCAGACCAAACGCAGAAGCAAATTTCAGCTGGAGAATGCCAGCACTTACCCGCACTACCGCCATAGGACCCAAAATGGATGCCAGGGCCAGTGACACCACACCCGCTGCGGTAGCTACCACGGCAAATACGGCCGCAATTTTAAACAGCGCCGCCGTTAGTTGCGGATGCCGCTTAACAAAACTATCCAGCGCTGACGCCAGATTACCCAGCCAGTCCGCAATATTTTTAAGCACTGGAGCGACGGTTTCTCCGATGCTTGCCATGGCGTTAGTAAAAGAGCCGCCAGCGGCTTCCCATTTGTTGCCTAAGGTATTCAGGGACGCCTCGACGCGCTCGCGCAGAGTTGCCTGGCTCTCCAGTTTAGCGACGGTTTCACGATAGCCCGCCATGCCTTTTGACATCATGGTATTCAGCGCTTTTAGCACCTCATTATCATTACCAAACAGGGCTTTCATCGTTGCAAATTTCATTTCAGGATTTAGTTTTTCAAGCTTTTCTAACTGCGCGTACATCTTTTCCAGACCACCAAATCCGCCTTTCCCGTCGGAGAAATCGAACTTGATGCCCTTTCCTTTCAGCCCGTCGTTTATGCCCTTAATATTTTTCGCATCCAGCGTGGCCTGAAAAATTTTACGGTAGGCATTACCCGCTGACTCTCCAGCCATCCCCGCCTGATCGGCCATGACGAGAAGCGGACTGAAGGTTTTTGCAGCATCCAGGCCCTTCTGCTTGATAATGTCCATAGCGCTGCTGATATTTGCGAAACCCTGCAGCATATTCCCGGGGTCTACGCCCGCGTAATAACCCCGCTGGATCACATCCATCAGGCTCATCATGTCCTTTTCGGTGGTCTGCGTGGCATCCTGCAGTTTTGCGGCAAACTCTGCGGCATCCGTTGGTGCCATCTGCAGTTGTACGCCGAGGTACGCCGCCGACTCACCCAGCCCGCCCAAGATGACCTGCGCAGACATCCCCTGACGGCGCAACATGGTCATCATGTTCTGAAAGTCTGCCGTGGTGCCGGGCAGCCGGTCACCCAGGGCGATTGCCAGCTTGTTTAGCTTCGCAAACTCCGGCGCCACCTTTCCGCCCGGCCCCATCATTGAGCCTGCCAGCTGGTTAGCGGCGTTCTCTGATTCCGAGTAGGCGCGAATGGGCGCCAGCAAGGTCGCGCCCGTTGTCACCCCGGCCGCCATCATCCCGGCCCCATTCCCCGCCAGACTGTTACGCACGTCGCGCATCTTGTCAGCTTTGGCCCTGATCGCATTCAGCTTGCGCTGGCGCTCGCCAACCTCGCGCAATCGCCGCTCCTGCTCTGCCAGTTGCTGGTTATAGCGATCCGTTTCTCGGGTAATTCTGGCCGTTTCACGGGCGCCACCCCCCGCAGAGATGCCGAGGCGATACAGCTCCGCCCTGGCTGCAGCCATCTGCCGCGTTTCCTGCCCCTGCTTTTGTTCCAGACGTGATACGGCGCGCCATTGCGCCTCAAGCGCCTGCGTCTGTTTTTTCGTGGGAGATTCGAGCGCTGCCACTTCGCGCGTCATCATCTGCGCACGCAGCCGCGCCTGGTCCAGCTCGTTGCTGGTCCGGTTCAGGCTCTGTGAGAGTTGATCAAAAGATTTTAACTGGCTCCCCGCGTCGTTAAGCCGTTTAAGCTGATCACGGGTCTGCCGGATGCCGGAGGCCAGCTCCTTCGAGCCAGCCAGCGCATTTTTTAAAGGGCGGGTGAGTTTATCAACCGCATTCAGAACCACCTGCAGGCGCAGGTTTTTATCACTCATCGCTGGCCCCGCTACGCATTATCGCTCTGTGCCGCCACTCCAGCACTTCCGTCAGCGGCATAACGTCAGTGACGGACGGCGGCCAGTGAAAGATCGTGGCGATATCCGCCACCAGGTCATCTACCGTCAGGCTGTCGGCAAATCGGCAAGTGCCGACTTCGGCAACAAAAAAAGGACCACCTCGACAGACATCGCGGCCAGGTCTGCCGGGTCGAGGTCCGCCATTTCCTGCGGGGTCAGCGTTGGCGTGGAGATGCGGGGGATCACGGTCATCATTGAGGCCACGTCCATCTCCATCACCGCCTGCAGTCGCGTACCGCGTAGCGCGCCGGATTGCGGCTTACGCAGCAAAATTTCCGTAATCGTGGTGTCACCGCGCTTAATCGGGCTATCCAGTTTCACCGTTGCTTCTGTTTTCTCACTCATGCTCTTTTCCTGTTATGGGTTGGCTGGCGCGACCTCGCGCGCCAGAAAAAAATTACAGACCAATGGCGTTACGGTGTTCTTCCATCAGGTCAACACCATCAACAACTTCAATCATGTTGATCGCATCGACCTCATAGAGCACTTCACCGTTAATGGTCAGCTTCGCGTAACAGTTAACGCTGCTGACCTTGGTGGAATTACTCTCGCCGGTTTTCCACTCGCCGGAATCCACCTCTTTGTGGCGCCCACGGACGACCAGCTCAACGGCCTGAACTTCGCCGGTATCGTCGCGCTGAATAGACCCGGTAAAGCGCAGCTGCACGCCGTCCACCGTGGCTTTGCCCATCTGTTTAAACAGAAGCGCCTCAGTGCCGCCGATGGTCATTTCCGTATCCAGCGCGCCATCATCCAGCCCCAGATCAATACCGACTGAACCGGGCATACCGCCGCCGCGGTAGTTTTCCAGCTTGCGGGTGAATTTCGGCAGGGTGACGGATTCAGCAATGCCCATCCAGTTGTTACCGGCGTTAAAAATATTCAGGTGTTTTAACTTGCGTGGTAAGGCCATGGGTCCCCCTTATGCGCTTACGCGGGTGGTGAAATCCACCAGGTAACGGTCAGTGATGCGCTGGCGCAGCATCAGGTTTTCCAGTGGCGGCACTGGCGTATAGTCGTAGTCGATCCAGAGTTTCCCGGCTTTCAGCGTGTCTTTGTCATTCACACTGTCATCAATCCAGCAATCACCGCCGATGAGGTAGCCCTGATTTACCAGGCTGCGCATTTTGGCGCGGATACCTTCGATAATGTCACGAGCCAGAGAAGGGTTAAGCGGCATGTCCACCGCCCACATATGCGCCTCCGCCATGGTGTCTGCCAGTACCTGCGCGGTACGGGTGTAGTTTTCAAACTGGAATAACGGGTCATCGCTGAGGCAGCGGGAACCCCAGAAGCGGAAACCATCCTTGCGGATCAAGGTGGTGACGTCGTTCTGGTTCAGCAGTCCGGCATCGGTTGCCGGGTCCTGCAGATCCCAGAACACATCCGCAGACAAGCCGGTTACGCCGTTGACGCCCACGTTAGATAGGGTTTTGTGCCAGCCGGTCTGCTCGTCGATTTTTGCACGCAGACCCAGCGCGCGGGCAGTGGCGTAAGCGGTCGCATCCGCCTGCAGCACCGTGTCAAAGTTGATGAAATCAGGCCAGATCAACATCCCTTCTCGCTGACTGAAATTTTCGCGGTAGGCAATCGCTTCTTCCACGGTTTTACAACCGTAGGCAGACAGGTACGCAAAGCCGCGAAGGCTCTGCGCCACGCTTAACAGTTCAGAGGAAACAGCCTGCGTGTCATGGCCCGGCACGCCAAGAATGCGCGGCTTCACGCCCAGCTGCGACTGCGCCGAAAGCAGCGCTTTGATGCCCGTTTTCTTACCGTCAGCGGTTACGCCGCCGATAATATTGGAGGTGGTTTCCGCTTCGGTTTCGCCCTGGGCAATACGCACCACAACAGTGACGGGTTTTGCCTGGTCGGCGATGGCGTCCAGTGAGCGGGCCAGCGTGCCGGACTCGCCCGCTTTGCCGCTGGCGGTCAGTACATCGGTAAGCAGAACAGGCTTATTGAGCGGGAACATGGAGGCATCGGCATCATCGCCGGTGCATACCATTCCCACAATCGCCGTGCTCACCGTCGTGATAGAGCGGGTGCCGTCGTTAACTTCAACAACACGCACGCCGTGGTGATAGTCTTGCGCCATGAATGAATCTCCTGTTTAGGGGTTCACTCATGGTAGGGAAATCATGCACCGCAAGCCGTTGATGGCCGTTGTACCGTCAATGGCACAACCGCAGACAGAAAAAAGCCCCTTAACGGGGCAGACTGATACCGGGATTTATCAGGCAACGCGGCTCCAGCACATCAGCAGGGTGTGCGCTTCCACCACGCTGAACGATTTACCTTCGCCGAGATTGGCGGTTTTGCCGCTGGTCGTGTGTTTGTGCGCCGGTACCGTGACTTCGTGTTCGTGCTCTCCGGCATCATCGGTCACACCCAGCTCTTTCGGGTTAAAGAGCTGCCGCACATCACCGCCAATTTCCCACGGGTCATCTTTACCGGCCACACCACCATGATTGTGTTTACCATTTTTCGTGGTTGTCAGTTTTTGCTCTATCTGCTCGCTGGTTTCACCGCTCACATCAATCTGTACAGCTGGCAGGTTATTACGCTGGAGCGTGACGGTATCGCTGCCACCGGTAGCGCCTACGTTTGAGCCATCGGCTTTGCCGACGCGGATCGTTCTATTTTCGCCTGTATATACCCACTCCGACCACGGCCAGCGCTCATTGGGGTTCAGGTTCTGATTAAAAAACCGCGTGGTGCCGACGGGGTTATCCAGTTCCCAGGCATCGCTTACCGCCGTTTTGACGGCTTCGGCAATAATCTGCTTTATGTTCGTATCGAGAGCGCCTAACACCTCATCGGTATAATCTTTTGCCTCATTTTTTGCGCGTTCCACCTCATCCACGCTGGCAATCATCACTGTCGGGTCAGTCATTAACTGCACATCGGCGGTATTGCTGACCGCTATCCACAGATTGATTGCCTGCAACCGGCCCGCGCCCTCCGCAAGCATTGGTTTATAAGAGGGCGGCAGGTTCGCTACTGCCAGACAGTCGCCTGCATCATCGTATAATCCGGCTTCCCGCAACCAGAACCCGCCGACCTGCGGCTGCATGACCATTTCAGCACGGATCACATTTGCGGCCTGGTCAGCGATGACCAGCCGGTTTAATGATGCGCGGTACAGCTCGTTAATCAGCGAGTCCTGCGCGGAGAATGGCACAGCAGATTGCCCGCCACCATCCCCCACGCCCATCATGGTAAACCCGACCTGTTCACCAGTGATAGCCGCAGCCGCCAGTTTGTCGCGGCCTTTTTCGGTCAGAATGGCCTGATATACTTTTTCCATACTCTCCCCCTGGCTTAAATGACTGGCAAACCGATCGCGCGGGTAATCGCACCGGCAATCACGTAACCGCCGGTATTCGGGTCAGGGTGAAGCCCGTCGCCAATCATCCACGGTCTCGCTGAACCGGCGGCATAATCCTCATGACTTTCACCAAACGACGCCTGCATATTTAAAAACGCCACATCCCTGTCATCACGTGCGATTTTGTACATCACCTCTGCGTAGGTGGTCATGGGAATACTGTTCCCGCCGTCGCGGTTATTTTCCGCCGGGCAAATCAGCAAAATATCGGCCGTGGGGCGAACTGAACGGACGTTATCAATCATCGTCAGAATGTTATCCCTGAACGTCGATGCAGACAGCTTCGCCCCCTGGTCATTCGTACCCAGCATGATGGTAACCAGATCCGCCCCAAGACTTTCAAATGCCGCAAGCCAGCGTGCATCCATCGCCGTCACCCAGTGACGGGAGTTCGAACCGCTACCGCCCATTTTGTGGATAAGCACACCCGATGCGGTTTTATTGAGGATGTTGACGCCGTAAAGCGTTACCGGCGCGGTGATGACCGTATACGTCACAGTACCGTTTCCGGTAATCGGAAGCGCGAGCGGAAAAATCTGCATCCCGGCCGGATAGGTCGAAAGGTCAATTGTGACCGGCTCTCCCCCCGTAGCCTGATACTGAATCACACCTGAACCACCCTCCGCGAACAGGAACGAATCAAATCCCTGCGAAAAATCCTGGCTGTATGAAATCGTCGCGCCGCTGGCCGCTGCCGTCACTGACGAAATATCCGGGCCGTGGCCGGTGTTATAAGCGCAGGTGAAGCCGCTGCGGTTGACCTTCGTCCCGATAACATCAGTGTTATCGCCGTTAGGGTCAAAACCAAACGAGCGCCAGCCGTACCCGATGGGTGGCACTATGGCGGCCGTGCCTGCATTGTTGAAATAGCGCCATAATATCTGCGCCACTTTCAGCACATAACGCGCTGACGTTCTGGTGTAGCTATCGCCCAGCATCGCCACGACCAGCCGAACCGCCTGGGCGAAGGTCATTTTAGTCATTCGCATACGGGTTTCACGCAGTCGCTCCATCCCGTAAACATCCGGGACAATCACCGTTTCCGGCTGCGGCTCCGGCTGGCTTCCTCCACCGGCTACCGGCGTGCCATCGGGCATAGCGGAAAGTAACGAATAAGCAAACGGCTCGTAAACCGTCGATGCGGTACCTTCTTCCATCTGGAACGTGTCACTAAAGGCCACGCTGACTGTTACCCGGACAAAATAACAATCGGCGTCCGGCGTAATTGATTTAATATTCTGACTGGCATCAGCCACAGTCCTGATAAACGCTTTATCTTTCGCATATAGCGTGACAAATCTGGCTCCGGGGTTTAAGGCATAAGTATTACCCGGAGTAACAGCAATGAAATCTGAATAATCATAACGATCATCAGGCTCACGGATTACTCCACCCTCATCAATATACCCTGACTTCCTGGTATATTTATTGAAAAGGTTTTTCCCTGATACCAGCAGGCCATGCTGTACAAAATCAATATCGAGTTCATTCGCAAGGACCATTTCCCCCGGTATACGTACAGGCGTACCGTCTTTAGCTTTTGGGGCCATCAGGTGAACATATTCATCTTGTTGACCCAGGCGCTCACCTTCAACCAGAGACATTGACGGCGCATTGCTTTTCAGCACCGTAACGCGCACATACTTCGCACCGACAGGTGTGGTAAAACCTGTCACCCTGACGATGGTCGATAAAAATTTTTTATCTGCGTCTGAAAACTCAACAAATCGCATCTGGAGGTTTGATTTATATTTCACTCCCTCTTTCACGGGAATATATTCCGAATAGACATACTCCGCGCCTGACGATCCCTGAATCGGGTATACAGAGCCATACTCGTTAATATATCCAGCGCTTACTTTATTTTTATTAAACAGGTTAACTCCAGCACCGAAAACCAATGAGTTTTCATTCTGAACCACCCGCCCAAACTTTACCTTTCGGCCAGCGTATACATCAGGTGATACCAGACAAAATGGCTCAAACTCCGTCGCCACCTCGCCACGTTCAACCATTGTTGCTGTGACGACCGCCGTCGGCACCTCAACGCGTAAAAATGCGGCATTTTCCGGGATGACTAAGGCGCCGATAGGTTTTGTCAAAAATGATTCATCATACTGTCTGCTGATAAATACACCATTTTCATCATACCAGGCAGCTGCTTTAAACTGCTGATTAATGCAAATACTACCCTCTGGCGAAACAGCAATATAAGCAGAAACCGACGTGGTGTAATCACCATCAGTAAATATTGTCCCGATAGAGGATAGGTGAACACCGTTCATCACAGCAGCCGGATCAAAAAGGTTTTTTCCCGGTGTAAAGTCCAGCGCTTCAATAACATTCATCCTGGCAGTTTGAACATTCTGCGGCAGCACCATCTGATAACGTTCGTAAGGAAGCACTCCGGCACCAAACGACAGCTGAAAAGTGTCAATGAGGGGAAGCGACACAGACAGTCGCACCCACGCGGCGTTATCTGGAGTGGTAAACGAATATACATTGATTACATCGCTGATATAATTGTAATTTTTATCGTAATACGTAACGATACGAATCCTTTTATCAGAGCAGTACACGCCCCCAGCTTTCACGCCAATATAGTCCGAATAACAATAATCAGGGTTTGCTCGCGGCTCGCCTGAACCTTCAAATAAATAATACCCAGAGATTACTGTATCTTTGTTAAAAAGGTTATTTCCTGACGAATAAATATTAGCCTTTCTGATATCACGATGTATCTGATTAACCGTTGATGCTCCTGGCACCCGGTCTACGATTTTGGCCACGCCGTTATTATTCAGGTAATACGCTATCGGATATTCGTCATCATCATGGCGCACGATGAAATATTGCCCGCCGCGCGTCAGTGACAGCCCGGTAATCGTTCCTGTCGGGTCGGCTTCATTTGGCACCACGAACGGAATAATAGCGGAGGCATCAGGCAGGGATTTGCCAGTAGCAACCGGGACGCCATTCACATTTCGATACTCATCCACCCACGTCAGCCCGTTCTGACTCCTGACTGAGAATAATGCACCCTCCGGGATAATTCCCTGCTGAATAGCAGATATTGTGGCATCCTCTGACCAGTACGGGGACTCACCTGTTTTAATCACATCCATGCTGTCCATCAGATAACGGGTACGGTTTGCCAGTTGTTTAGCCTGAATATTTGCGGAACCTGTCAGACCGCCTTCCACTTTTTCAGCACGCGATAACAGGTGAATGCTGCCTTCCCATACCGATTGTTCAATGATGTTTGTCATTATTGCTCACCTGAAAAATAATAATTACCGCTAAATTGCGTCATGCCGTTATAAAAAATGCCGTCATCTGGTTTATAGTCTGGCGGATAAACCGTAATTTCTTCTCCATCAAACAGCGTTAAACCGGTGCATGCGGTCCCCCTTACTGATGTGGATAAAGTAAGTTGCGATATATGCCTGCTGACTGGCTTCGCATCGCCAATAATCCGCTCAAGCTCGTAAATCATCGACTCCGTGATGCCGATTTCATTCAGATCGATCTCAAGACGAAACGTCCCGGCGGGGTCGGCCACCTCCCACCATTCCTCAAGGGTCATTGAGTAACCCAGCCCCTCGATCACCCGCTTAACTGCCGCCACCGTACCTTTGCGCTGATGGATCCAGAAAGCATCGCTGACCGCCTGCCGCTTAGCGGTTTCTGTCCAGGTTTCCTCCCAGCGGTCAACGGAGAAAGCCCAGGCCAGATAAGGCAGAAACTTTGCCGGGCATTTCCACGGGTTCCACAGGTCACGCAGCGGCACGTTTAAATCACTGATACCTGAACAGGCTTGCGCCAGCCTGCGCTCCAGCGCAGACGACCCTGGCGGTAACAGACTGCTAGTCATCAGAGCCACCAATTTCTGCTTTAAAATCGGTGCAATATGACGCCTGCGTTTTATCTAACACCATGTCCGCCAGGGGCTTCATTAGCTCAACGCGCTGGACGCCCTGAACATGCAGAGCGGCATAAATCGCAGACAACCGCACATCACGCCCCAGGCGACGCTGCTCATTGATGTATGCCGTACCCTGCGCTTTCGCGGCCGCCAGGATGGGTTCCTTTGCCGGGCCGGGATAGACATAAAGAACCGCATCAATTTCATAGGTGACAATCTCAGCAGATCGGACACTCACCCGATCCGCCACCGGCCGTACAGCCTCATCATTCAGGGCCTCACCGACGACCTGCAGTAAGTCTTCCGGCGCAGTACCATCGCCGTCACGGGCCAGAATAGTCACCACGACTTCCGCCGGTGACGGGCTGAACGCCGACGCGTCCGCCACCCGACCATCCGAGCTAAGCGCGTGATATTCATAAGCACCGACTGGACCGGCAACGCTCATCCCCTCAAAGGCTGCCGGGATACGCTGGCGATAATCCGCGTCAGATTCCATAACTGCCTCCGTGGGCGGCGTTGTGGTGTTATCTGCAGCGGTAATCACCCGGCGCTGTACGTTGTTATTCGCGCCTAAATTGTCCAGGTCATCCCCGCCGGAATAGGCCACCATCACGGCTTTCGCCGCCTCGTTAATCCGCTGGCGCAGCAGCAGCTCCCGGTACACATTTTCCTGCAGCATTTTCACCACCGGCTCAGATTCAAGCGTTAAGGTGCGGGCCACGGCCTCCTGCTCTTCTGCCGGAAATAACGCGACAAATTCAGCCTTGCGCTCAGACAGCAGGGTTTCAAAATCCGGCACATCCACAATTTGCGGCGGCGGCAGCTGGGAAAGGTCAATAACGGCCATTGTCTGCTCCTGTCGATACGGAAAGGGACACTGGCACGCCGTCATTACGCTGGCCTGCCAGCTCAATAACCATTGCGCCATCCATGCTGCTGCTGTTAACCGTGATGGTGTCCAGCTGCAGCCGCGGCTCCCAGCGCCGCAGCGCCACATACACTGCAGCCATGATCTGCAGGCGCAGCGCCGGGTTTTGCGGCTGGTCAATGAGCGCTGAAAGCAGGGAACCATACTCCCGGCGCGCAAGCCGGCTCCCTTGCGGAGTCAGCAAAATGTCACGCACTGACTGGCGCAGGTGGTCAGTTTCCGTTATGGCTCTGCCGGTATCGCGGCTCATCCCGATATAGAGCGTCAAAATGGACCTCCCGTCGTTCCGCCACTGTCGCCAGGGTGTTTATGCTTATCAGCAACGACGCCGTTTGACGTCATCGCGCCCCCGCCGTGGGTCACATCGCCATTCAGGATCACATTGCTGTTAATACGGGTGGTGTCAGCCTCGATCACAAACTCACCGGTTTTGCAGGAGACAACCTGCGAAGACTCGATCAGCACGGTTTTCACGCCGCGAATAATCCAGCGCCCGGTGGCGGGGTCGTATTCGAACCAGCCGCCATCCTCGTATGCGGTCACGTCCGCACTTTCAGAGTCTGACGGCGGCGGGCAGGCGTTGGAGTAGATGGCCGGAAGCGCAAAGGCTGTCTCCAGATTGCCGCCCAGGCTGAACAGCACCACCTGCTCCCCTGGAGACGGGCACCACCAGGTGCGTGACTTACCTGCACGATAGGTCAGCCAGTTAATCCAGTTGGTTTCGAGGTCGCCTGTTTTCACCCGGCACAGCCAGCCGTCTCGATCCACTTCGGTCACAATGCCGGTGCGGATCAGATTGGTGATAAGGCGCATGATTTCGGTTAGTTGTGCGTTCATATGGTAGATTCTTCCATGTCTTAAGCGATAAAATCGCTCATTCCAAATTGTATGAACATTGACACAATGCTATGTTTTCCAAATAAAGAGATGGGTTAAAAAAATGTCTAAACAAGAGCAATCAGAAAAACATCCAGACAAGCCAGTAAATACCGAAAAGTGGCATCCTCGTAATTTATTGAATCCCATCACCGAGATTATTACCATTTTCGTCATATCAAAAGATGAAAATGAAGTTGAGAAATTGGCTGAAAGATTTCAAATGCGAATTCAGAAATGGATATTTGTAACATTAACCTTCTTGCTTTTAGCTAAAGGTTTTTTTGAGGTGTTACAAACTTTATCCTTTCTAGAACAACCAATTCGATTAGATATCCCCACTTTAAATGAGCCACTAATTTTCTATAAAGATTATGGTATTGCCAGCAATCTATTAAAAATTAAATCGCTTGTTTTCGTTGCCAATGCTCTGGCTCTCTCCTGTGGATTCCAGTTGGCATACATGCTTGTAACTAAAGGCCCTGATGAAGCCGTTGAACCAATTATGCTAGGAATTGCATCCGCCATTCTTTTGATTCTTTCAGATAGTTCACCGAGCGCATGGGGGCAAGAGAAATCTTTAGCAATTCTTCTTTTAATAATTAGCATCCCTATTTTATATTGGTCATCAAGAAAAATGAAACAAGATAGAGACATTGACAAAGAGAAAGAAAAAGAGGAGAACGAAAGAAAGGAGAAAGAAAAAAATGAATCAAAATCCGGCCCCATGTAATATCCATAAAAGTCAACTAGGCCCTGATAAATACTCAAATAATTTTCCTTGAATTAACATATCAGTTTCATGGTTCATACCTAATAAACGGCGTTTTGCATAGCGCACCTCCATCCCTTTCCTGCTGACCCGATCACGCAGGCCATAGTGATGCACGCGGGCGATGCGCTGCACCTGGCTCTCAAACTCGACGCTGGCCGCGTCCTGGCTGGCGAGGGCTTTCAGGTATTTTGTGGTGCGGAGTTTTGCAAACATCTGCCGACGGATGCGGCCCTGTTTCGTTCTGGCCGTCACGCGACGCGGCTCGTAAGCCGTCCCGTCGGGGTTGCGCTGCATCCTGATATTTTTCTGCTGGCTGTGGCGCAGCTGCTGCGCCAGCTCCCGCATCATGCGCTTACGTGTGGCAGGCTCCAGACCCGCCAAGAGCGCATCTAACCAGGCGTCAACTTCCTGCAGCTCAGCCACGGCTCACCGCCCACATTTCGTCCGGTTCGTCCGGTTCCGGCACTGCTTCGACGCTGGACACGTCACCGTCAGCGCTGACTATCACACGCTCTGTCAGTTGCAGGTTCAGGCTGATATCACAGATATCATTGCGTAAAATATCGACTTCAAAGGAAAGCAACTTTTCCCGCAGTTCCGGGTTATGAATAGCATCTGGCTGATTTTCCCTCAACCAGGCCACCACCGGCGCCATCAATAACCCCTGATCGCCGCTAAAATCCACAATAACCACATTCAGGGTGTAACGATATTCCCATGAAAGTGACGCTGCCCCGGTTGCCACCACCGATCCGTTATCAACGAACAAATGCAGCTTATCCGGGTTATCACGGACATATGGCACCGCATTATTCAGGGCGCGGCGTAAGGATTGAGGCTTGTTCACTATTTCGCTCCTGGCAGGAAATTATCGTGTCCACTTTATCGGCGCAGACAGCCCAGGCCGCCTCCGCTTCATCCAGCGCGGTCAGCAGATCACCGTTAGTGCGTGCCGCCGACTTTTCCAGGCGGCACTGCGTCACTCTGGGACAACCATTCACGGTAAGCAGCACCTCCGGCGAGGGCTGGACGTTCGCGCATCCTGATAACGTCAGCAGGCAGATGAGTGTCAGCCCAGCGGCGTAAGTCCTCATTTTCACGTTTTAATTCCTCAATTCTGCGCTGACGGCTTCGCAGCAGCGCGTTTGTACTTTCTGCCGCAGCGTAAAGCCTTGCCTGTTCCCGGTAATTGGTTTCGGACAGGATGGACAGGGCGATCAGCTGGCTGTTCGTTTTTACCAGTTTTTCGCCTGTCGTTTTCAGAGCCTGCCCTTGCTGCATGATGGTGCGGCTGGCCTCATTCATCCGCCATGACTGCCAGCCCAACGCAGCCAGTACCAGCGCCAGAATTATCACCAGTATCCGCGTCATTTCGTTACGCTCCTTTTAAGCACCAGGACAGCTCCCGCGCGCGGCGGTTGTCCAGCCCCGGATTAAATACGCCTTTGACGTATACCCAGCGCGGCAACTGATAGCAGGCATCGCGCCAGCGCTTCTGATTGATAAACTTCACCATGGTTGAACCACAGGCATTGCCGGTTCCCACGTTGAAGGCCAGCGATACCAGCGCGTCATAGACGTTCTGCGGTACGCTCACCAGGACACAACGATCCAGCGCCTTCTCCACCCTTAAAACGTTGGTGATGAAACTCCCGGCGGCCTGCCGTTCCGTGATGGTCTTCCCCGGCACCACGCCGGACGTATTGCCAATGCCATCGGTCCACACCCCAGCATCACACTGATACGGCTGCAGGCGGCAACCCTCGTAATCGGCTATCAGCTTCAACCCTTCCACTGAGGTATGAAGTTGCTGAAAGCCCGGCAGGGTGGCGGCAATCGCCAGCACCGCCCCTACCAGACAGCGTTTAACGGTTGAAGGATTCATATTCCCCCTGTGTAATTTTTCCGCCGCGCAGCAGCTGGTAGGTTTTGTGTTTGTAGTACCAGTTGATGGCCAGCATCAGCACGCCAATCAACACACCGCCCACTGTCGACACATCCTTAAGCGATAAATCTCCCATCCATGCCAGCAGTACAGCGATGCAGTACGTGATGAAGGCGCTGATCCGTTCAAGCGTCATATTTCAGTCCCATAACTGGACGGTCTGCACCGTGGAAGTGGTGGCAATATCCGGCAGCTCCACCTGCAGCCCGTGTGGTAAGAACGGGCCGTGCTCAGCCAGCCCCGGATTTGCCTGCAGTACCTGCTCCGTGACGCCCTGCGTGCGTCCGTAATGACGCCAGCAAAGCGCGTCCACCGTGTCACCCTGGTACGCACGCACTTTCATCAGATCAGCTCCACCGTACAGTGAGGCGCATCCTGTACCCGGCTGATTGCCCAGCGAGCATCACGCCACAGATCGCCGCTGGCCTCCGCCAGCTCATCCCCCCTTTTCACACCGGAGGCCGTGGCGTCGTAGTCCTGGTAACGCTCATTCACCTGCGCGCGTGCCCAGCAATAAACGGCGTTGTGGTAGTGGTGAATACGTTCGCTTTTACCGTCCAGCAAGTCCGCCGGTACATCGGCCAGCGTCATAAATCCCAGCGCCTGCTGGCGCTTGCGGAAGTCGTACAACTCCGCATTGACCTCTGACATCGCAGACCGGATGAGTTGTCCGAGACGGGGTGACGTCACCGTGCCATCCGTCCGCATCACGCTGCGAAACTCTGATAAATCCACATCGGGCCAGAACGGCGTATTTTTGATAATTTCCGCCAGTTCCGGCGCCTGCTCAGGCGCAACAAACTTCATGCGGGCTTTCTCCTGAAATAGTGGGCGGTGGACGGGGTTTTGATGTGGCAAAAGCCTTTCGCCACCCCGTGCCGCCCGTGCGCGGGGCACGTTCCGTTAACGGCTGTCATTGCGCAATCTGCGCTCCAGCTGCTGTTTTTCTTTTTTGACGCCACAGCGTGGATCAAGCTGCAGCGCATGATTGATGTGATTCAGGGCGGAGGCCGGGCTGGTTTCGGTCAGTACAGCGCCAATCGCTTTATGCAGGCGTGCCCGTGACTGGTCTGGCATATCCTGGCCATCTGTCAGCTCCAGTGTCTGCAGTAACAACCCGGCATCGAAAGATTCACCTGCCAGCAGGGCGGCCTGCGCAGCGTCTGCCATTTCCTCTGCCAGCACTGTCTGGACGTTACGGTTTCCGATGGGCATCACCCATCCGTGCCGCAGCGCATGACGCCCTGCATCGAGCGCACCGGCATAATCGCCGGCATCGATACGCCAGAGCATTACAAACATCACCACGTCATCCTGCCGGGCACCATCAGCAGCCAGCACCCCCTCCACCCAGGCGGAATAACGGGGCAGCAGTTCCACTTTGATTTGGGCTTTCTTCACGGTGGACTGGATACCTTTCAGGCGGCGGCGGTCCTCCGCCAGCTGCATCAGCATCAGGTCATACCCCGTCGCGTGGCGAACATTGCCGCCCTGCCGGGCGGCCTGTTCAGCCTGGACGCGCAGGCGGTGCTGCCGTGCGGGACTCAGGCTCATGCGTTATGCCCCCTCGCCTTCCGGTACAGCTGGCGCGCTGAAATCCCCCATCTGGATGTTTTCGACCAGCGCCGCGCAGCGGTAATCCTCAACCACATACGCTTCATTGACGGACTCGAAATTCTCAATCCGGTCACGTTTCGGGTTATCGATAACAGAACGACGGCGGGTATCTTCCTGCCAGTAAATGGACAGGTTATCCAGGCGGGTGATCAGCAGTGCATTCGCAGGGAAATACGGCGCGCGTACAGCCTGCAGGCCCCCCATGCGTTTCTGGCTGATGATCAGATCAGCGGCCAGCTTCTCCGTGTTCTCCTGGTCTTTGTTAACCAGCGGGAAATACTTGTCAGACAGCAGCTCACGACCACAGACCACCACCAGATCATCATCATCCTGATACACCGGGTCGATCAGCTCGTTGACCGCATCCATCACCACGGCGTCCAGGTTGGCATAATCGCCCCCCTTACCAACCTTCACGGCGCCTTTGGTGGTCACGCCTTCTTTGGTTTCGCTGCCCATGACATGATCCGGCGCATCTTCGCGGATTTTTTGCAGCCAGCCCTTATTTACGTCCTGCAGCATCGGGTTGGCGTCACGGTCAGAGGTTTTGGCACGCTTCACGCCGTTGAACCCGATCATGATGCGGTCCAGAGCCTGGCGCTTCACGATGGCGTTACGGATACGCACCTGGAAGTCCTGGAATTTTGCCCACAGGTCCAGCTTTGCGTAGGTCAGCACCGTATCAAAGTTGGTCTGTTCGCATTTGTATTCCACGTCCGCCATCACTGTCGGGTCAGTTGGTTCGCGCTCTTTTGTGGTGGTATCCGTGGTACCGGCAATCGTGCTACCGACACCCAGACCCAGCAGCTGGCCAGACTGCTCATCCACCGGGGTGATGTTAATCAGCGTCAGAAAGGCAGCGGACTGCTGGATCTGGTCTTCCAGCGTCTGCTGTACCGACGGCTCAACGGTGAATTTGCTGGAAAGTTCTTCTACTTCCACGTTGTTCAGGCGTGCCAGCTGCTGCAGGTAGGCGTTAAAGGCAAAACGGGTTTTCTTTTTCATTGGTTCTTATGCTCCATCAGCAATTGGTCAGTGTGCCTGCCGGTGCGTCTCCGCCCGGCGCGCGCTGGCGATAATCTTTGCGGCTGTCTTCCTGGCTCAGCCGCTGCTCCAGTTCAGCAAAAGCGGTCTGCTGTTCCTGCAGGGAGGCTTCCAGCTCAGCAATGCGCGCATCCTGCACAGACAGGGAGTTATCAGTGCGTTCGCTCAGGTTTTGCTGTTCAGTAGCAATCAGCTCAACCGCGCGATGCACGTCAGAAAAACGCGCGTCATCGTTCTGTTCTTTTTTGGTGAACATCGCTGCAACGCGGGAAAACAGGGAGGTTTTTTCGTCCTGGACTTCTTCCCACTCGATCAGCGTTTCTTCGGCGGCGGTAAAGAGGTTTTCAGGGTTTTGCTTGCGTCCTGCCAGGGGGTTACTTCTGGCGCAAGCGCTAAACTGCAACATTTCAGTACCGAGGCTTGCGGGATCATCCGTCGCCGCCAGGCCAACCAGGTAGGCTTTGCCGGTATCGGCAAAACTGGTATTGACTTCCATCGAGGTAAACAGCTTTTGCAGATTACGGGTATACGCCACCAGGTCCTCTGACGGGGTGATCCACGCATACAGGGCCAGTTTCCCTTTCAGCGGGCCGTCTGCAATCTCCTCTGCCTCCAGCTTATCCACGGTCCCGAAACGGCGGAAAGGGCTGTCAGGGGTGTAACCCTTGATGTGCTCCAGATTAATCAACGCGATATACACCTGCGGGTCATAGCTCGCCGCCATCTGTTCCAGCCAGGCACGCTCAATATTGCGCCCGTCTGTCGTTGCCCCTTCCACACCTATGCGGAAGCGCTTTGCTTTTACAGCCATGTGACCGACTCCATCAAATAACTCTGTGAGGCCTTATGGTTGCTGCGATGGAGGGGGTGAAACAACGCGCGGACCTTGTGCGGTAAACCATACAAAGGCCAGCCGGGGAAAGGCGCCAGGCAAGGCCGTATGTTTGTGCCATGGAAACGATGACCCCCGCAGACCTCGATCCCCGCAGGCAGGCATTACTGCTGTATTTTCAGGGATACCGCGTAGCCCGCATTGCTGAAATGCTGGGCGAAAAAGTTGCAACCGTTCACAGCTGGAAAAAGCGCGACAAGTGGGGCGAATACGGCCCACTCGATCAGATGCAGCTCACCACTGCCGCCCGCTATTGCCAGCTCATCATGAAGGAGCACAAGGAAGGGAAAGACTTTAAAGAAATAGACCTGCTGGCCCGCCAGTCAGAACGACACGCCCGCATCGGTAAATTTAACAACGGTGGTAATGAGGCAGACCTTAACCCCAACGTGCAAAACCGCAACCGCGGCCCCCGCAAACAACCTGAAAAAAACCAGTTCAGCGACGAACAGATCGAAAAGCTGGAAGAGATTTTCCTCAACGGAATGTTTGAATATCAGCGCCACTGGTGGGAAGCAGGAATTAAGCACCGCATCCGCAACGTGCTTAAATCGCGCCAGATCGGCGCTACGTATTATTTCGCGCGTGAAGCGCTGATGGACGCCCTGATGACAGGGCGAAACCAGATTTTCCTGTCAGCCAGTAAAGCCCAGGCGCATGTATTTAAGCAGTACATCATCGAGTTTGCCAAAGAAGTCGACGTGGAATTAAAAGGCGATCCCATGGTGCTGCCAAACGGCGCCACGCTGTATTTTCTCGGAACCAACGCCCGCACCGCGCAGAGCTACCACGGCAACCTGTATCTTGATGAGTATTTCTGGATCCCGAAATTTCAGGAGCTACGTAAAGTCGCCTCCGGCATGGCGCTGCATAAGAAATGGCGCCAGACCTATTTCTCAACGCCTTCCAGCCTGACGCACAGTGCTTACCCGTTCTGGTCCGGCGCCCTGTTCAATCGCGGGCGGGCAAAAGCTGATCGCGTTGATATCGACCTGACCCACTCAGCCCTTGCTGCCGGTCTGCTTTGCGCTGACGGTCAGTTCAGACAGATCGTGACGGTGGAGGACGCCGTGCACGGTGGCTGCAACCTGTTCGACCTCGACCAGCTGCGCCTGGAGTATAGCCCCGACGAGTACCAGAACCTGCTAATGTGTGAGTTCATCGACGATCTCGCCTCCGTTTTCCCACTGGCTGACCTGCAGGCCTGCATGGTGGACAGCTGGGAAGTCTGGGAAGACTTTCAGGCGCTGGCCCTGCGTCCGTTCGGCTGGCGCGAAGTCTGGATTGGCTATGACCCGGCGAAAGGTACCCAGAACGGTGACAGCGCTGGCTGCGTAGTCATTGCCCCGCCGACGGTGCCCGGCGGTAAGTTCCGCATCCTTGAGCGCCATCAGTGGCGCGGTATGGACTTCCGCGCCCAGGCAGAGGCCATCCGCAAACTGACGCAGCAGTATAACGTGACCTACATCGGCATTGACTCCACCGGCGTCGGCCACGGTGTTTATGAAAACGTAAAAGGCTTTTTCCCTGCCGTGCGGGAGTTTGTCTATAACCCCAACGTCAAAAACGCCTTGGTGCTCAAGGCATACGACATTATCAGCCACCGCCGTCTGGAGTTTGACGCCGGGCATACCGACATTGCGCAGTCATTTATGGCTATCCGCCGCGCCACCACCGCCAGCGGCAACCGTCCGACCTATGAAGCCAGCCGCAGCGAAGAAGCCAGCCACGCCGATCTGGCCTGGGCAACGATGCACGCGCTATTTAATGAACCGCTGCAGGGCGAAGCCGCCAATACCAGCAACATTGTGGAGATTTTTTAATGACTGAGAATACCGCACAGGATGTGATGCCACCTGATGTACAACCCAATGATGCAGCGACTACCCAGGCGTTCAGCTTTGGCGATCCCATTCCGGTACTGGACCGCCGCGAACTTCTGGACTACGTAGAATGTGTGCAAATGGACCGCTGGTATGAGCCGCCGGTGAGCTTTGACGGGCTGGCGCGGACCTATCGCGCCGCTGTACATCACAGCTCACCGATTGCCGTTAAGCGTGACATTCTCAGTAGTACCTACATCCCCCACCGACTGCTCAGCCAGCAGGCTTTTGCCCGTTTCGTCCAGGACTATCTTGTGTTCGGTAACGCCTATCTGGAAAAACGGACGAACAGGCTGGGCGGCGTCCTGTCACTGGAGCCATCACTGGCGAAGTACACCCGGCGCGGGATTGACCTTGATACTTACTGGTTCGTGCAGTACGGCATGACTACCCAGCCTTATGAGTTCACCAAAGGCAACGTCTTTCACCTGATGGAGCCGGACATTAACCAGGAAATTTACGGGCTGCCCGGTTATCTCTCTGCCATCCCGTCAACCCTGCTGAACGAGTCTGCGACTCTATTCCGCCGTAAGTATTACATTAACGGTAGCCATGCCGGCTTCATCATGTACATGACAGACGCAGCACAGAATCAGGAGGACGTGAACAACATCCGCCAGGCTATGAAAAGCGCCAAAGGGCCGGGCAACTTCCGCAACCTGTTTATGTATTCGCCCAACGGTAAAAAGGACGGCATCCAGATCATCCCGCTGTCGGAGGTCGCGGCGAAAGATGAGTTTCTGAACATCAAGAATGTGAGCCGCGATGACATGATGGCAGCACACCGCGTACCGCCGCAGATGATGGGGATTATGCCTAGTAATGTTGGGGGATTTGGCGATGTCGAGAAGGCTAGTAAGGTGTTTGTGCGCAATGAACTCATGCCGCTGCAAAGGCGTTTCGAAGAACTGAATGACTGGCTTGGCGAGGATGTCATAAAGTTTTCTTCTTATGAGTTATCAGAATAAAAAAACATAAGCCACCTCAAGTGGCTTTTTTTCTGACTAAAAAATGATATGTTTGAGTTTTACTTTATATTAGAAATATATAAATGAAAGAAGAAAGAACCCTAGAATTTTATGAGAAGCTTTATTTTTCAGAGATAGAAAATAAAGACAAAATACACACGCGTGCTCAGGCAATCTTTGGTTTCACCGTAATAACAGCAACAATATTGACTTACCTTGTAAAAAACACAGCATATGAAGAACATCCCGTTTTCGCTACAATTTCGACAGTCTTTACTTTAGTTTCATTTGCTTTGCTTTTTTGGTCATCATTGCTTCTAAAGAATGTGATGTGGGGTAATGAATTTCAGTATTGCCCGACACCGAATGTATTGTATGAACATCATAAGGCGCTTATCGACTATGAGGTTATTTATAGAAAATATTGCGACGATAACGAGATTGAATATGATGATAGTCATAATCCAGACCGCAAGCTTTGGGAATACATCACTACAGAGCTTAGAGAATGCGCAAGCTGGAATACTGAAAAGAATGAACTGAGGTCAAGCAACCTTTTTGAATCGACCAAATACCTAGTTTGGTCATGGATTCCTCTAATCATAGGAGTTATGCTTTTCTTAGGTGCCGATCTGGATGCAGCCTCACCCAGAAAAGATAATAAACCCAATTACCTAATTGTCCCTCTAGAAAATGTCAGGAGAATTTGATGAGTAACATTAGGAATGATCAAAAACCACCACCGCCACCACCTCCAACTCCTCCATTAAGACGTTCTGTGATGGAAGATGATTCTAAATCGAAGGAACATCGAAAAAATATTAAGGATAAACATGGCTGAAACCAAGAAAATAGCAACGCAAAAACCGCCACCGCCACCGCCTCCCGCCAAGCCACCATCAAGGATGGTGCGAGAAAGTTATGGTGATCCAACAACCGAGTCTAAAAGGATTACTAGCAATGAAAAAAAATGATAAGGCAAAGGCACCGCCGCCGCCTCCTCCTCCTCCTCCTCCTCCGAGCAAGCCTCCTTCACGCTTGGCTTTTGATCACAATGATAAAAAGCAGAAAAAGTAGCTCTGTTTTTTGAGCCAACCAGAGCGCCACAGCACCATCCTGCGGGCGCTCTTTTTTTGACCCTCCGACCTGACCCGGCATTACCGAAGCTCCAGCGGCCCTGACATTGCGCCGCATTCTGACCACCAGTCCCCCTCCGCGCGCGCTCGTATCCCCGCCACGCCTGCCCGCTTTGTGTAGTGGTTTTCATGCACCTGCATGAGAAAAGAAAAAGCCCGCCAATACTGGCGGGCCGGAGCTAAAACGATCCTGTAACGATCATGCGGATTCATGCGGCATAGGCATGCACGTCCATTATGTTCTGGTAACGGCATGGGGGAAAAATTTTTTAGCTTGCCCTGTAGACATCTGCGACTAGTCCCTCAGTATATCCTCATTGGTATCTTTCCGATTATCCTGATTTCCCGATTATCCTTATTAGGGAGACTTTTCCGCCTGGAGGCTATGAGACATTTTCACCCCCTACCCTAGAGACATATGCAACTAGTGGTGAATGCTATAACTTACTGCAATAAGGGTATAAAGTGTGATTATTGAAAACACGGAGAACTTAGATGAATGTAGTTACAAGCGATAATGAAAGCAACGACCAAGCTACAGTTTCAAGTAGCCCAGCCAAAGCAAAGTCTGGCCGGGTAGCCGATGAAAAATGGGGAAAAGAAGTGATGAAGGCCGGGTTCTGCATAATCCCATCACTTTTACTACGCTGCCAGCAACGCTTAGGTCTAAACCCTTCCCAGCTCGCAGTTCTGTTGCAACTGGCAGATTTTTGGTGGGAGGCAGGCCGAAAACCATACCCAAGCAAGCAAGCGCTATCTGACAGATTAGGGCTAAGTACACGCCAAATTCAACGATATATGGCAGAACTTGAGCAGGCTGGTTTACTCGTCAGGATCGTTCGTTCTGCGGATGATAATGGAAAACTCAGTAACGAATACGATCTGTCAGGATTGGTTAAAAAGCTCCGTGAACTCGCGCCCGAAGTTTTGAAAGCCAAAGAAGATACCAAGCAGGTAACACGCAAAGGTGGATTAAAGAAATGATGGGCGTAAAAAAACCCGCTAAGCGGGTTTCTTTAGTACTGCTGTATTCTTGTGTCCCGGGAGGAGGCTTTCGCCCGCAAGGCCCGTGGCTCTCGGGAAAGATTGTATACGCCTGGAGGGTAGGATGTCAATTATGACTCAAGAGGACATGGAATCCGTTCGTTTTGCACTATCACACGCCCGCATGTCTACCTACGAGGCTGCAATGGCGCATGATTACATGTCAGCACTCAGACTGTACGCCTGGAATGCCCAAGTGTCCGCAGCATTGTTTGCGTCTATACAAATCTGCGAAGTGGTTATTCGCAATGCTGTATCAGATGCTCTGGAAGAAATTTACGGTCAACGGTGGGCTTGGAATGCAACATTCATTAAAAGTTTACCTTTTCGCAGAAGGCAGGAATTAGAAACAGCGAGAGAAGGCTTACAAACGGTGGGCCAAGTTATTCCGGAATTAAGCTTTTATTTCTGGCAGCAAATGTTCACGAACCGACACTTTGGGCGAATCTGGGATAACCACATTGAGCGCATTTTCCCTAATATGGATAAAAAAATGGCAAAACAGCTTAAGCGTATCCATATCCATGATGAACTTGAGCATATTAGGAATCTGCGTAATCGAATAGCTCACCATGAACCGATTTTTCGGAGTGATCTTGAAGCTGACTTCAAAAGGATTGTTAACTTGGTGATGATGAAGTGCTCCACGTCCTCGCAATGGCTGGTGCAAAACAACTTATTCACTACTATCTATTCGCAAAAACCTTAGTCGCATATGCCAATCGACACTCTCCGTTGCAGGCTCGGAATCACCCATCCTAGTCTGAGCCCATGCATTTAATCAAAGAGGGAGTAATTCGCGTCAAATTCATCGCTTCGCTGCTCTATCATGATGACTTCCATCAAAAAGCCCAGACCGTCATACAACAAAACGGGAAATTCCAACTCAAGCCAGAAGCAGTCCTCATAGGTGCGGCCTAACCCCCCCCGCCGCACTCCTTGGGACGCTGAAAAAAGACCCAGCCGCCAGGGACATAATGCGGAAGAAGATCACCACGATAAACCACCTGATAATTACTGTCTTCCCACCCATGGCTAACGCCTCGCGGATCTCGTTGTTCAACCCTGCAGGCGCTAAAAGCCAGTTTTATCGCCTGCCGGGTTTTGGTTAATGCGCTTAATGCGTCCAGCTGTCGTCCTCCCAGACCTGCTGCATTATTTCCATTACGCGCGTTTTATCTTCATCCAGTTTTAACCCGCTTAACTCGATGCCATTGGCGCTGCCTTTTCGAATGCGGATCGTGGTTTTGGGATACAGAGGGCACAGGTTGCGGTAAAGCTCATTTTCAAGAGCTACCAGTGTCGCAGGGCTAATTTTCTGTTCTTTATCAATCATTATTTCGACACGCATAGAGATTCCCCTTAACTGGAAACGTCCATTGACCGGCCATATTCATGGTTACGTATTTTCGCCATTAATTCATCAGTCAGCTCTGAGACCCACTGGATAGCAAGCCGCTTCTCTTCATCGCTGCACTCACTAGCCGCTACAAGCTTGATAAAAAAATCAATACGCTGGAGCTTCAACGACTCCAAAAGATAGTCCTGCATTTTCCCTCCGATCCTCACTACAGGATATGTAATGCCACATCCCTACATACGGACAACCAAATACTGTATATGCATACAGTATAATACGTTTTTTAAGTTGTAAAATACTTTTTATCATTCAATCAGATGTGTCCGATGTAGCAGAAAAAGGCGAAAAATTCGCCCCTTCATCAGTACCATTGGCGCCATTTGTCATCTTCCTGCAGCCTTTGGTTCCGGTAAAAGACACGCAGACCTGCACCGGATGGAATACTGCCACCGCGCAAAAGCAGATCGATCTCCGCCTCCGAACCATCAAAGCCTCTCGATTTAAGTTCATACTCCAGCTGCAGGCGCTGCTGTTTATCCACATCCTGCCTGTACCCTTTCCGGCGCTTAGGCTTAACCATCCGAAGCCGTGCGTTTAGCTCCCTCAGCTCCTTTTTGCTCATGCTATGGAGATATTCCTGCAGCTCCCGCTCATCCATACCCGCAATATCCGGTAAATCCTGCCCGCTTACGGCCCCGTTTTCGTTCATTTTTTCCACAAGGGGACAGTTATTGCCACGAGTCCAAGGGGCGCAAGCGCCCTGGTCGGCTGGCGCCTCCTGAACGTCAACGGCCTTACGAACCATTTTCCACTTCATCGCATGCGTGCAAATCCGGCCCTCAATAATCGGGGACCAGATGCCATAAATACGGATGCCGTGATCGCCATAGGCTGATGGCTCGTCATTGAGTTCATAAGCCGTTCGGACCAGGTGATGTTTACGCGGAACCAGTACGCCGCCCTGTTTCATGATGTAGGTGGCAAAACACCCGGCATCGGCTGCCGCCAGCACGGCATCCAGACGCGGGTTATCCAGTACCGGCGCACCGGCTTTTTTATCGGTCTGCTGTCGCGCGGCCTGGCCCGCCAGCAAACGCAGCTCGCGATAAGCCTGGCGGCCCGGTATACCGAAAAAGCGGAATTGCTGGACGCGATGCAGCGAGGCCCAGGCATTGACATGTTCGGCATTGTCCCGCAGTGATCTGCCGGTTTCTTTGCTGATTTCGTTAGCCAGGCCACGCCCGTCGATATTCTTACTGATGTACTTCGCGATGTAGCTGGTCGGCGTACCCTTGCGCGGGTTGATCAGCTCAGACTTAAAGCGCGGGCCGGTATTGTTGCCCAGCTCCTCGCGGTCCTCACGGATGGCAAATTTACGCAGCAGCGCAGTGATGGACTTGCGGTCTTTTTTGCGCATGAAGCAAAGCAGGTGCCAGTGCACGGTGCCGTCATGGTGTGGCTCAGCAACGCGGACGCCATACCAGCGCAGCCCGGCTTTGTGCATCGCCTTGCGGAAAGCGGCGAACATATGCACCAGATAGTCGCTGCTCTGCCGGACCGTTGCACTGGTCCATTTCGGGTTTGGTCTGCCGTTATTGAGCGTTGCGTGAAAGCGTGACGGGCAGGTGATGGTATAGAACACCGCGCAGTCTCCGCGCATTTCTGCGATCAGCTCCAGCCCTTTAACGCAGGCCATCATTTCGTTGCGCCGGTGTGCCGGATTGCTGCTGCTGGCGTTTACCACGTCTTCCATATCCAGCGTATCGCCCTGCTCATTGGTCAGCTCATGCGAGCGGAAGAACTCCAGCGATTTGCGGCGCTGTTCGCGTTTATGGATCACGGCCTCATAGCTGACATACGGAGACGCCTTTTTGTTAACCAGGCAGACGGCGCGCAGCTGTTCTTCTCGCCATTCACACCGCATCTGCCACAGCTTGCGATACCACCAGTCAGCACAGAGCATACGGGCAAGCGAACCCGGAATAAGTTCGTACGGGACGGGGTTACGGCGGTGCTTTTTACGGCGCAGCCGCTCGAAGGCAGGCGGGATAACATCAAGTCGCATGGCCTCAGCGGCCACCCTTTCCCATGACCGGCGGATCTCTTCCGGCGTAACGTCTTCATCCGCAAACAGCTCACCGCAGGCAGCATCCAGACACATGCTCATGTGTGCCGCCACCAAGGTAGATAACCGCTTAACCTGATCCTGGTTCATTTCCGGCAGAACCAGTAAGCCCTCCAGCCCGTCGTGGCTCGCCATAAACCGGAATGACGCAGAAACCTGGCTGGCACGCACGCGCTCCAGGCGTTCCAGGCACGGCCTGATGGTTTCACGCAGATAGCGGGAATATGCCTTCGGCTTGCCCAGGCCCTCGAAATATTTAATGCGCTCAAGCAGTGGCTTGCTGATATGTGATGGTTCAGCGCTTACGTCTGCCAGAATCACCAGATCGGGATTAAACCGCTGCTGCTCGCGGGCCATTTTGGCACGGCTGATCAGCCGGTCCTGCTCCATTTCACGCTGAACAGGATCACGGGCTTCATTGTAGAAATAGCGCTCCCAGACCTCATCGCTCATCGCCTCACGGCGCAGCTGCTCCTGCTCGTTGTCGCTGGCGTAGAGAGCGATCAGGTTTGAAAGCGCAGACACCGGCGCAACTTCCGCCGGGTCCACATACGGGTTAACCGCTTTTTTCGGGGCATTCCAGACAAAAGCAGCGGCGGCATCATCTGCACCGCCGTAGTTTTTAACGTCGTGATGGCTCACACAAATACTCTCTTTGGAAAGTTTCGTAAGACGCACTCACGACTGGATACGCTGCCAGATCAAACCCGGACCAGATCAGAGGTTGAGAAACAGCGATAATTTCAGTTGCAGACTTACCATCACCACCGGCAACGCCCATACTGCGTTTTGCGTTAATACGGTGGCGGGTAAAATTCCGGTAAATCGCGTTCGTCAGCTCAGTTTCACTGTTCGACACAACAACCTGATGGCCTGCTGATGCCACTACATCAAGAGTCGTCGCCAGGCGACGCTGTTCAAGCTCATTGAAACCATCAGTGTGATAATCGGTAAATGTTCCGTCATAAGGTGGGTCGCAATAAATCACATCACCTACTTTGACCATCGCTAAAGTTTCCTCATAGCTGGCACAAATGAAGGTGGCGCGTTTTGCTTTCTCTGCAAATGCTCTGATTTCGTCTTCCGGGAAATATGGTTTTTTATAATTCCCGTATGGAACGTTAAATTCACCTTTCCTGTTATAACGACACAGGCCACGATAGCCGTGGCGATTGAGATATAGGAAATATACTGCTTTCATGAAATCAGTAATTTCAGAGGAATGATTAAATTCATGCCTAATGTTGTAATAAGCTACCTCTCTATTCGCAATCGCAAAAATATTTTTTGCGCGTGATACGAAAGCTTCACAATCAAGGGCAATTTTTTTATAAAGATTGATAAGATCTGGATTAATATCCGCGACAAGATAATGAGGATACTCTGTCGCCATCATCACAGCGCATGAACCCGCGAAAGGTTCAACCAGTCGCGGGCCTGCAGGCAGGTGCTTTTTCAGCTCATGCATGACGGCGGTTTTATTGCCCGCCCATTTCAGGATGGTGCTCATACAGCACCCCCATTGTAGTGTTTGCCTTTCAGCTCTGCGATTTCCTGGCAAGTGACGCAGCACTGCACGCCAGGAATAGCGCGGCGGCGAGCGGGCGGGATTGGCGCATCACATTCGATGCATAAAACGCGGGAAACTCCCGGCGCTTTACTGCGGGCGGTGTGGATGTGCCGCTGGCGTTCTTCTTCAACGCGCTGCTGTACGAGGTCCATAGAATCAGCCATCAGTGGATCTCCTGCGCTTCGTTCTGGATGTTTTCCGCAGCAACGCGCAGCAGCTCCGCCGCCTCAACGTGATTAAGCTGGCGCGATGTAATGTGACACGCCAGGCTATCAAGACGGGCAGCCATTGCCGCAGCACGTGCGCGGCGTTCTTCCATGCGGGCCTCTGTCAGTATCTGGTTAAGACCTGCATCATCCGGGCCGATTTTGTTGGAACGGGTTTCGATATTTCGCATTGTTGTTTCTCCTGAGTTTTGGCAAAAGAATGCCCGGCGGGTTTACGCCATTAATTTCTGTTACTGGTTAATTCGGCATGGTTAGCCGCTTTGGAAATAAGCTCACCACTGCACGAAAATGGTTCATTGCTTTTATCAGCTCCCGCTTTTCGTCAGTCGTCAGCTCATTCATATTGACGTTATGACGATCCGCCGGAATCTTAGCCATAAAGAATATGGCGGCTAAGGCACGCTCATTTTGTTTATGGTTAATATCTCGCTGGTCCCGCATATCGCTAATAAAACGCTCCAGTTCAGGTTCTATATTCAAGCCGAACATTTTCGCCCTTAGCTCTGCAATATGATTCAGGCCATCCAGCCGATGTCCCGGACTTAGTGGAACAGTCGCAGAATCGCCTTCAATAGCCATGGTTTCCCCTGTTTATTAGTACGCAGTTCAGCCAGCAGCGCATCCTGCGAGCGGCACGGGTGCCAGCGCTTGCCATCTTTACCCATGATCCAACCATGCCCGAAATGCGGTGATGGACTTTGCTTAACGAGAAGCGATGCGATTGATGGTTGGTTATTCAACATAGCTACCTCAGATCAAACCAAACGAGGCACCCAGGCCAGTGACTGTATCAATGGTGCTGGCCATCGCTGGGCTTGCCTGCAGGCGCGCCTGCAACGTCACTGCGGTTAATGCCATCAGTCGAGTAACTGAATTGATGCTATCAACAATCTGGCGGCGCCCTGCCGTTGTGTGCGCTTCGCCGGAAACAGCGCCGGCAGCCACGCGGCCGATTTCTGCCGTAGCTTTTAGTACATAATCCGGCATCTTTTCGCGAGCGACTTCGTTTAGCGGCACGCACGGGAGGCAGTGGATCTGCGCTAGGAAGCCATCAACCAACGCTGAATCCTCGGTCAGATCAGTAAGCAGCCAGATTTCCGGTGCGGTAAGTTGGTGCGGCTGGTCCGGGTTTAGCTTGTTGCGCAGAGTCTGAACATTCATCCCGGCACGCCCTGCCAGCTTCGTCATGTTATGACGCAGTGCGAAAGCCCTGCAGGCTTCATCAAAATGCGGATGTTTGGAAATCCTGAAATCAAACATGTTTTTAGCCTCTCTATATCCCAAAATGGAACTATCAGGCTTGCATTGCGATTTCGCAGCCTTGAGCCGCTTCCATCGTCAATGCGAACATGTTTACTTCGATAAGGCTATTTACCCCTTCCTTTTTACGAATTGGAAGGCGGCCTTCACGGATCATTTGGCGGGCGTAGCTGAGTTTGTAACCGGTACGGCGGCAGAACTCATCCAGGGTAATGAATGGTTCAGACACCACAAGATTGATGCTAGGGCGCATTGATAATTGGCGACTCATGATGCACTATTCCTCGGTTTGGGTGCCTAACTCACTATTAGGCACTGTTTAACACTATTCACAACATCTTGAATCGAGATATTAGGATCACAAAACAACCATGTCAACACGAAACTTAACGAATAAAGATGACGTAAAGCTGATTCGAGATTTCATATCTCAAAATAGAGGCGGAAAAGAGGTCATTGCTCGCATTCTGGAAGCTTATGGTTTCACTACCCGCATAGCCCTCTGCCATCAGCTTGGCGTCTCGCAAAGCACTATGGCTAACAGGTATGCACGCGATACCTTCCCAGCCGACTGGGTGATTGTTTGTCATCTTGAAACAGGAGCATCACTAATTTGGCTTAGCACAGGGGAAGGAAGCAGGTTCCTTGGGGGCAACGATGAAAATATCACCTATTTAAAACGCATGGACATCACGAATGGGAATATCTCAACCCAAAACGATGTCATAGCTGATACATCGACAATTCCAGAAGGCTTGAATTCACCGTTCATCCTGAATGCTGACAAAACGACCTACCTTGCTGACCGTTACGATGGCGAATTGGTAGATGGGTTCTGGTTCATTGAAATTGATGGGATTGTAAGCGTTCGCGAGCTGTACCGCTTTCCCGGCGGACGCGTGCGAGTTGAGAATGGCAAGGCCTCTTTCGAATGCAAAATTGATGACATAAAAATCCTTGGGAAAATAATCACTCGTACAGAGAGCATGTGAATTATGGCAGTTTCAAAACTACCTAACGGAAAGTGGCAGGCTCAGGTTTTCCCAAACGGTAGGGATGGAAAGCGCATCCGTCGCCAGTTCGCGACCAAAGGGGAAGCTTTAGCATTTGAGCGCCACATAAAAGATCAGGCTCAAGATAAGCCATGGCTGGGCGAAAAAACTGATAAACGCCGCGTTCGGGATTTGGTTACAGCTTGGTATAACGCACATGGCGTTACGCTTGCTGATGGTGAAAAGCGTAAAGGCGCAATGCAGTTTGCCTGTCTCGCAATGGGTGATCCACTCGCTACAGAATTCAACGCTAAACTGTTCTCAACTTATAGAGAACAGCGGCTAAGCGGAAAAATAACCCGCTCTGATCGCGTTAAGGCTGTCACCCCTCGCACGGTTAACCTTGAACTAGCTTACTTTCGGGCTATGTTCAACGAGCTGAAAAGACTTGATGACTGGACAGCACCCAACCCTCTTGAAAACGTCAGAGAGTTTAAGATCGCAGAGATTGAGCTGGCCTGGCTTACAGTTGAGGAAGCGGCTCGCTTGCTGGAAGAATGTGAAAAAAGCAAGGCGGAGGATTTAACCATGATTGTTAAAATCTGCCTTGCAACCGGAGCAAGATGGGGTGAGGCGGAAAGCTTAACTGGAAAGCAGATAAGCCCCGGCAAGATCACTTTTATCAAAACGAAAGGTAAGAAGAACCGAGCTGTTCCAATCAGTGATGAACTTTATGAATTACTACCCAAAAGCCGAACATCTAAACCGCTCTTTACCGCATGTTACTCTGCATTCAGGAGCGCAATAAAACGGGCAGGAATTGAGCTGCCTGACGGTCAGCTTTCGCATGTTTTACGGCATACTTTTGCGTCACATTTCATGATGAGTGGCGGCAATATCTTGGTTCTTCAGCGTATACTGGGCCATACAGATATAAAGGTGACGATGCGGTATGCGCACTTTGCTCCGGATCATCTTTCAGAAGCCATATTATTTAATCCATTGAATAAAATTAATATGTAATATAAATGATAAATACTTATTTGATTTAGGAGAAAATATGCCAACCATTGGAGAAAGAGTTAAATACGCAATTGACCACATGGAGCGAGGTGAGACTTATGCTGCGTTGGAGCACGCTTGTAATGCTCTTGATGTCACCTCACAACGTTACTATGATAAAAAAACGAGCAGTCGTAAGCATTTCAAAAACATATTAAAAGAATACTCCTGGCTTATAGAATTCATGTCTCTGGGAGGAGTTAATCTCGATGAAACGACATTTGATAACTTCCCAATTTTTGAGGGTGTCCGTGAACCAATACTAAACCCATATTTTTCAGACCTAATGTACCACGTTGTAAGGTGTGGGCTTGTTCATAGCGATGCTTTATCTGAGGGATTTTTATTCCATGAAGAAGGCAGTCTCATCCTTGCAGAAAAAACAATAATTTTTCCTAAAAATGTTGTTTGGGGGATACTATCTATTTCAATCTTTTGTCCAATAAATAAAAACCAAGTTACTGCTCCTAACTACTGGATTGGTGCCTACGAAAACCGGTTAGTCATTAACGACTTTTGGGGCAATGAAAGTATCGCTCGTCATCTTGCTAGCCGGTACCCCCGCCCTAGAGTAACTCTGACCAATTTATCAAACCTTAAAAAAGAACAATAGCCGAAAAGTGGCAGCAAAGTGGCAGCAGAGCACAACACTATTAATCAGTTTTCCTTACTATTCGTACCGAAGAAATTCAAAAAAAACAGTAAGTTACTGTTTTTTCACTACTTTGAATTGGGACTCATAATCGCTTGGTCGTTGGTTCAAACCCAACAGGGGCCACCAAATATCAAGGGCTTACGATTACTCGTAAGCCCTTAGTCTTTTCCAGGATACCTACAGAATACGGCAGGCAAGTACTGCGGAGTATAAACGCGCCGGGTTAGAAGCTTGCAATATAGCGAAAGCGCAACGCATTCCAGTCCGCTCACGGTTGAGCAGAATTCATCTTATACCAGAGCCCGCAGCTCCTCGCGCATGTATGAAGAAAAGTACTCAGGATTCTTAATAACTATACGCTCGCCGGACTCAATTCGTTCCGCCCATCCCGCTAACGTTTTAGTAAATTCAGGATCCCAGCCCTCTTGAGTGCCCCGGGCATATACATCAGCCGCGCTGGCCGGCGCGCCTAACTCATTAAGATACTTGAAAATGCCTTTAGCCGTACTTTCATCCATGGTGTGCGGTGCTGAAGATGACGTGTTCATGCCATTAATAAAATCCAGTGCTTTATCAATTACTGCTGACATATTCTTATCCTTAAAATATCCACGTTCGGTACAAGGCTATAATATGGACTATATTTTGCTTAAGTATCAAAAGGTTTATCCATTTAATTGTTCAAATGTGAGCTATGCACAAATGGCTGATTTTTTATCTGGCAGCCCCTCTTACATGTGCTCACACCCTCCGGCAAAAAAGATGCTCTGATAGTGATAAGTCCAATCCGTCCAAATCTCAAGAATCTGAGTAATGAATCAAAATGTTTGGCTCTACTTTTCGCCTTTTACTATATCCACTATCCAGGCAACCACGTAAGCCAGCGCCAAAAACCCGACAAAACCAGCCATCTTCATGCCCCAGCCTTCAAGCACAAAAAGGCTACCCAGCGCGGCGATAGAACAAAGGCAGGTTGTGATAGCTTCCAGCAGACTCGCGGACTGAATCCCGATGGATTGGCATAGATTAGCAAGAGCAGATTTCATAGAGTAGCATCCTGGCGGCTTCTAATTAAATATCTTACTTATCAACACTCTAATGCATCATCTTTGTAAATTGATGATCTCTTCCAGACCAGCAATGAGCGCGGGAAAATAGCTTTCATCAAGCCCCAAACAATCACTGATCACTACGCTTTCAGCCGGGTTTTCTGGCCTCAACGTTAACGACATAAGTGCTCCATGGCCAAAAGATGATGGTGTAAATACTAGATTTAGCTGATTTTCGGTGCTTTCAAAAATAACATCGGTATGGGCATCTTCATTTATTAAGTGGGTATGTAACGCGATAAGATTATCTTTCAGTTCGGAAAGTTCACCAACGTTGAAAGAAGCCTGATATTGTACATTCAATTCAGGGAGGTGATATTCGACGTAGGTTTTTATCCAATCATAAGCAGGTGCATTAGGTGTATTCTCTCTTTCAAACGCGGTGATTCGTAATATTTTTTTATCACTTATTATTTCGATCATGCTTCCCCTCAACAACTTGTATAAAAAAAACCACAGTCCAATCCTGCTCCCTAACGACTATCTCAATAGTATATTTATTATATAAGGATTTAGCGGTGCGAATGATTTAACTACCAAATATTTTTATATTGACGTTGTTAAACTTTGATTCACTGTACTAGCAAAATAATCTATGCATTGAAGCATAAACCACTACAAATCCCCCCACACCTCCCACCATCACAGCGCTTCCCACATATAAAACCAGTGGGTGGCGTCCCGACAAACGGTGCGGAACATGGCAGCGGAGACCAGCTGATAGCGGCGGTCCTGAGATTTCGCGGGTGTATAAGCGCACACGTAGCGCCCGCTATTGGCGTCGGGCAGCCCCTCTTTAACCGACATCCAGGGGAGAATCAGCTGCTCCGGCGGAACGCCCGCCGAAATGGTATCGATCACTTCATGCGCCAGCGCACGGGCATCGCGGCTATAGGGGCCAACGGCAACCTTTTCACAGTGTCTGAGTAAATGTTCCATTAATTATCGTTTCCTTTTTTGAGTCTCTATTTTCCCTTAATTATTGCAAAGATATCATTGGAAATAACTATTATTTAATAGGGTTTAATGGTACTTATTTACTTAAAAATAAATTTTTAATACGAAACTATAATGACTCGTATTTATATCTCATTGATATAAAAAAGCCATTATCCGCTATCTCCGTATCTGTATAGTTGGATAATGGCTAATTCAGGCAATAACGCACTATGCGCAATTGGCCGTGAACTCTACCGGCAAGTCGCCATAAAACCAGCCATCGTCCTGTTGGGTGAGATCGACGCGGATGGTCTTCTTCTCGCCAAACAGAAACTGCTTCACCAGTACCTTACGGGTAAAGACGCCGCCGACGTTAATACGCACGCCGTGATGTTCCACCTTCTTAACCCTGATGGTTCTGGTGGAATAATCTATTTGAATATCAACATGTTCTCCGTGACGAGCAATGAAAGCCGCGATCCTGACATGCCCCCCATTTTTGGAGAAAGAGATAAACGGCTGACTCTTTCTACCGCGCCTTCCCTTTTCTATATTAACGAAATTGTTTACGTCAGAGCGCACTGCACCATTGAACACAAAGAAGCCTCCCTTCTCAGCAAAATCGTATCCCTTAAAACGAAAAAACAATGGTTTATTTCACTAGCAGGATGAATTTATGACAGAATAATTAACTGCATTCTAGATATAACCACAAATAAAAGCAAACCTACAAACGGTCATTGTAGAGCAACTATCTCCCCATTCTCATCGCGGTAAGAGAAACACGACGGGCTAGATTCCGCACGGCAACTGGCTTCGGCAAACATGATTCGTCGCCCAGCAGGCAAGCGTAATAAAGAGTAAAGTAATCCCAGGATCTGTTAGACGGCCTCTGCGCCACTGAAATGACGTTCGCGCCCAGTCACAGGAGGTTAAAATTTCTCCGGCAGTTCGTGCGCAATATCGATCAGTTCACCGTTCTCCATTTTGATATATCCCCCTTCTTTAAGCTCAGCAAGAATTTTGAAAAGGTAGCTGCGCGACATTTTGGTTCTTTTCAGAATAAAGCTAGCCAGGCTTCTATCATGTAATACTCCCGCATCCTGCTGTTTTTTGTAACGGTAAATCATTGATTTAATCGTATCGTAGCGTGAAGGTAAATTCTTTTCGTGGTGTGCATCAATAATCAGCGATAGCTGAAATGCCATAATTTCCATCAGATAAGCAAACCGATCGCGTTGAATAAAATAGTGTTCAAACGCTTCTTTACTGCAGGTCACTATTTTGACATTTTTCTTCGCCGTATATTTTAGCGATAGCGCCGGGCCATAGCTTTCAATAATGCCAAAGATCATACCGCGGATCCCTTTACCGATCTGCAGCATGTCCAGCGTTTTACTCCGCGCGCCGCGTTTACTCGCGGAACCAAAGCCCGCGTTGTATTCCACTTCTATCGCAATAATGCCTTCAACAACAATAATCACTTCGCCGGGTTCTATTTTAAACACACCGTTATCTTTGATGATTCGTGGCTGATTTGCCGAGATCAGCGGTTGAATCAACTCAAGATCGCTGGCGACAACATGGTTATATTGATCAATAACATCGGAATAAGTCGTTTTCATGTTGCCTCATTAATACCTATTTATTTAAATATGCATAAAAATAATCTGGCAAAGTTAACCCTGTCAATTAAAGATAGCATTTTTAGTTCATCCTGCCATTTATTTCAGTCCGTTTAGAGACTCCACTCTCGTATCGACCGATACGTCTAAATAAAATGCCAACACCGACGAGAACCGTTTAACGTTTTCTTGCCCACTGAAGCGTCTAATTTATTTTTAATAAAAAACACCCTTGCTAATTTAAAAATAAATTAGACGCTTCGTTAACAACCTATTTTTCCAGATCATTTAAAAACCCGGAAAAATAAAAGGATAGCGAGCTATGTTTAAAAACATTCCCTTTAAGAGAACAATGTTGGCCAGTATGCTGACATTAGCTTCCGGCGCGGTGACCGTTGCTCACGCAGCCGACGCCGCAGCGCCGAAGCAGGATGCTAAAAAGCCTAACATCGTAGTTATCTTTGGCGATGATATCGGCTACCTGAACCTCAGCACCTACAATCAGGGTCTGATGGGCTACCAGACGCCAAATATCGACAGCATCGCCGCGCAGGGCGCGAAGTTTACCTCCTACTACGCCGAGCAGAGCTCCACCGCCGGCCGTTCCGCATTCATTACCGGCCAGATGCCATTCCGTACCGGGATGAGTAAAGTCGGTATGCCGGGGGCGCCGCAGGGTCTGCAGAAAGAAGATCCGACCATCGCCAACGTCCTCAAGCAGTTGGGTTACGCCACCGGCCAGTTTGGTAAAAACCACCTGGGCGATCGTGATGAATTCCTGCCGACCGCGCACGGTTTCGATGAATTCCTTGGCAACCTGTATCACCTGAATGCTGAAGAAGAGCCGGAAAACCCGGATTACCCGAAAGATCCGAACTTCCGTAAACAGTTTGGCCCGCGCGGGGTAATTAAGAGTACCGCTGACGGCAAGATCGAAGATACCGGTCCGCTGACCGTGAAGCGTATGGGCACCGTGGATGAAGAGACACTGGCCGCCAACAACGACTTTATGGCGCGCCAGGTGAAAGCCGGTAAACCATTCTTTACCTGGTTCAACACCACCCGTATGCACAATAAAACCCACCTCAAAGACGACAGCGTTGGCGTCACCGGGCTGGGAACATATGCCGATGGCATGGTTGAGCACGATAAAATCGTCGGCCAGGTGCTGCAGAAAATTAAAGATCTCGGCATCGAAGATAACACCATCGTTATCTACACCACCGATAACGGCCCGATGACCGCCACCTGGCCGGACGCAGGCGAAACTCCGTTCCGCGGTGAGAAAAACACCGGCTGGGAGGGCGGCTTCCGAGTTCCGGCAATGATCAAATGGCCGGGCCACATCAAACCGGGCACCGTGGTGAGCGACATGTTCGCCAGCTACGACTGGTTCCCGACGCTGGTTGCCGCTGCCGGCGACAGCAACATCAAACAGGAAATGCTGAAAGGTTATAAAACGCCGTCCATCACCTACAAGGTTCACCTTGATGGCTATAACCAGCTCGACTTCCTGCAGGGCAAAGGGAAAGACCAGCGTAACGAATTCTTCTACTGGAGCGATGACGGCGATCTGCTGGCAATGCGTCAGGGCCGCTGGAAGATCCACTTTATGATCCAGGAACACACCGGTCTCGATCTGTGGCGCTATCCGTTCACCAAACTGCGTGCGCCGATGATCTTTGACCTTGCCGTCGATCCACTGGAGAAAGGCGACCAGGGGATGGGTTACCAATCCTGGTTCTACGATCGCATGTTCCTGATGGGCGGCGCGCAGAAGTCGGCAAAAGAAATGCTGGCGACGTTTAAAGAATTCCCGCCGCGTCAGAAACCGGGCTCCTTCACCGTCTCCGATGTCAGCGCGATGCTTGACCAGGGCGCGCATAAATAA